GAGCAAGTTCAGTCGTGGACTTTATCAACACAAGGTATCCAAGCATTAACATCTGCTGACCTTTCAAGATGGACAGTTCCATCACCAGGCACTATTGGTGGAGCAAAGGTAACTGTTGGTTCTGTGGGTATAAATGAGAACTCTGGACAGTATACGTATCCATATGGTAAGGCACTTAGTGGTGGTGGAGGCATTCTCAAATAATGCCCACTAAAGATGAGATGATGAAGTTCGCATTGGCAATCGAAGGTATGGTTGCCAATACGGACTACACCTATTTGGAAGCTATCTGTGAATACTGCAAAGAAACAGGACTTGAGATCGAGGTTGCTGCAACACTGGTCAATCCAAATCTCAAGTCTAAGATGCAGGAACAAGCAGAGAAGTATAACTTAATCAAAGGCAAAAGTAATAGATTACCCATATGACAGGATATGAAGCTTTTTGTTTATACTCCTCACTCAAACTCCACTTCACACAAGAATCATACGATTACTTTAAGTATTATGGTAAATCGAAAACCAGTGTAGAGGCATTTGAGAATAGAAAGGATAAGTGGCACTTTTATAAACTCAGTCGGAGATTTTCAAATGCTGAACAAGGTAGAGATTTTATTATTGCTAATCTTTTGCGTGATTCTGATGTGTGGATTGGATATTTACTAACGAATGATGCAGATGTAGTATATCGTGATAGACAGAAGGTAATACAGTCGTTGACTTATACTTTTACCAATGATATTGCACCAATAATGAATCATAAGAACCCTGATGAGTTATTGAAGGTACCATCCAATGGATATCCAGTATTATTGTCTATGATATTGTATGGTGACATTTCATTGGAAACTGGATGTATACTTAATGCTATATTGAACTTCTTGCCGATGTGGGATAGAAAGGTAGTGGATACGATCCATTATCCAAATCTCAGTTTGAGGATGAAGAAGTATACACCATTCATTCCTTTTGAAGTGACAAAATACAAACTATTACTGAAGAAAGAACTACATGAAAATACAGAAACTATACCTTGATATGGATGGTGTTCTGTCCGATTTCGGTAAGAGGTATAAAGAACTATACAGGATACAACCAAAGTCAAGTCGTGAACGTGGTGAGAAACAGGATGACAACTGGAATTGGTTTGTTGAAGGTAAGAACTTTGAAAGTCTTGACAGATATGCTGGTTGTATTGAGTTGCTTGAGTTTATAAGCACCCTAAATATACCAGTGGAGATACTCTCATCATCTGGTGGGTTTATTCACCACGAAGAGGTAAAGAAGCAAAAGAAGTTATGGTTGAAGAGGAATGACATTCACTACACTGCGAATATCGTTCCTGGTAGACATCTTAAAAAAGATTATGCTAAACCCAATGTTATTTTGATTGATGACACACAAGATGTTATCGATGATTTCAATATGGCAGGTGGTATAGGTATTCTTCATAAGGATATACAGCAAACTATAAAGATTCTTCAAGAGGTGCTTGACACCGAAGAGGAAGTATTATATAATGATAAAGTGGATAAGACGCAATACATTCACGTAAACACTAACTATACGAGGTAAATAAATGAGCGATTTTTCAAAACTTAAACGTAACAGCAATTCATTCGAGAAACTTACCAAAGCAATCGAATCGACATCAACAAATGCAGAAGCAGGTTCAAAAGATGATGACCGTTTCTGGCAACCCGAAGTAGACAAAGCAGGTAATGGTATGGCAGTGATTCGTTTTCTGCCAGCACCCGCAGTAGATGGTGATGAAGCATTACCGTGGGTTCGTTATTGGAATCATGGTTTCCAAGGTCCTGGTGGTTGGTACATCGAGAACTCGTTGACCACTCTCAATCAAAAAGACCCTGTATCGGAGTATAACTCTGTACTGTGGAATTCGGGTATTGAAGCAAACAAAGAAATCGCACGTAAGCAGAAACGCCGTTTGACATACATCGCAAACATTCTGATTGTATCTGATCCAAAGCATCCAGAGAACGAAGGTCAAATCAAACTGTATAAGTTTGGTAAGAAAATCTTTGACAAAATCTCTGAAGCAATGAATCCAGAGTTTGCTGATGAGACACCACTTAATCCATTTGACTTTTGGGCAGGTGCCAACTTCAAGATCAAGATTCGTCAAGTCGAAGGTTATCGCAACTACGACAAGTCTGAGTTTGATAAACCATCTGAGTTACTTGATGGTGATGACAAGAAGTTGGAAGCACTGTGGAAGAAAGAATACTCACTCAAAGAGTTTGTTGACCCAAGTCAGTTCAAGTCTTACGATGCATTGAAAGCAAAGTTGGATAAGGTTCTTGGTCTGGATGGTGTTGCACCAGTAACGACTAAGGCAGAAGATACTTTTGTTGCACCGAAGGCATCTGCTGCTGCACCAAACTTAGATGAAGATGAGGACTTGGAATACTTCAGGTCACTAGCAGAAAACGACTGAGTAAATTAACTCAGTAGTATACAAAAAGAACCCCACCTAGTGTGGGGTTTTTCTTATGCCATTTTTCCCATATACCATTCTAGTGCATTATTATAAACATCAGCAGTTGCTAACATTGGAGCTCCTGAACCACCAGTAGAAGTGTTGATTGTTTTATTATCAATCACTGAAATAGGTGTATTCTTTTCATCTTTTAATAATCCTTCATTTGCTTTTCTATTTAATTCTTGAACTTCTTTTAATTTTCTTTTGCTAGAATCTTCTATGTTTAATACTGGTGCTGCTGCATCCATAACTGTTTTAGCAACTGATGCTTTATCTTTACTTAATGGAGCATTTCCTGCTGCGGTTGCCTTAGATACATCACTTTGACTAGGAACTTTATTTTCATTTAAAGCATATCTACTTGGTGATAAATCATAAGCTTTTTTTGCATGTTCTGCATATTTTGCCGCAGCATCCTTATTTGCAAATTGAAGATGTATATGTGGAGCAGTTGCTTTTCCATCCCCCATCTTTTCATATTGGACTAGATATTCATTCGGTTTTAATCCAGCACTTGTTAATTCTGCCGTTATATTGGCAACAGTATTATTAATTTCTTCTTTACTTGCATTTTTGTTTAATCCAAAGTCTGCTGCCAATCCCATAGTGTGTAAACTACCTTGTGCTTCTTTGTGGTGAAACTTATCATTCAATCCTGTTACAGCATTGATAGTAGAACCACCTATACCTTTATTAATAATTGCTTGAACTGCAAGGTCAACTCCTTCACGATGTTTGAATGCTGAAACATCTCCAGATGCTGATCTAAGTGGGACAATATTTCCCAAATCTTTAGTGAAAGGTTCTGCTTTAGTTGGAGTTAATGGTATAGTCATACCATTTGCCGATGCTGGAGGTGATACTGAACCAGTTATCGAAGGATTTTGGGGTCTTTCAAATCCCATCGCATCCAGTGCTCGATTTACCAGTGCTCGATTTGCTTGATTTAATAAAAATCCAGCTTTATTTTCTTTCCCACCACCTTCTTTTTTTTCTTTCGCTAATTTACTTTGGAAAAAATCATCTGGTGCAGGTGCATCTTGTTTGAATGCTAAAGGTGTTGAGGAAGATTTATCAGTTGAAGATACTGGTTCTATCTTTTCAGTGATTACTCCACCCTTATCTTTTATTTCTTTTTCTATCCGTTCTCTTTGTTTTGGGTCAGTAACAGCATTTGGACCGTATTTTCTATACATCTCATTTGCATATTCGTCTTTTTGCTTTTGAATCGCTTCAAGACTTTCTGCACTTGGTTTGGGTATTAAGTTAGCGAGATACACTAGACCAGCAGCGAGTGCCACAAAACCTGCTGCCAATGCTGCTTCTGGTCCAAGAAGTAATCCTAGAAAACCAAGTCCCTTTCCTACGTTCGATACAATAGATAAAAATGAATCTACAGCACCTTTAATCATAGAAATAATTGGACCGATGAAATCTTGTATGGTTTCAAGTAACGTGGCAAAGAATCCCTTCTTTTCTTTTTCTTCTATCTTTTTTTCTTTGGTTGGTTTTTTTTCTTTTGTTTGATTTTGATATTGAGATTCTCTTTTTTTGGCATTCTGAAAGAACATATCATTATCATATGTTGGTTTTACACCCAATGATTTAAGTAATTTTTGTATGTTCTGTCTGGTGATATTAGTATCACGAGCCATCTGTGGTAAGACAATTGAATTCTTCGCCACTATTTTGAATTGCGATTTTAATAAATTTAAACTTCTATCCACACTGTTTAGTATATTTTCAGCATTTTCACTAAACCCTTTTGATTCATCATTTTTTAATTTTTCAGCACCAGTTTTAGCTTTATATCCACCAAGAGATGGGAACAGAGCGGTCAAAGCACTATTCTTTTTGAATAGATAATTTCGGGGGTCAATTCTTTCCTTAGCTCGTTCACTAAAAGCAGTTTTTAATGAACTCCCAACTCCCTTACCTTGTTTTCTTTGTTCTCTGACTATATCTGTAAAAGTTGCCATATGTTATCTTTGTTGTTGTTTTAATTTAATTTTCTCGTTTTCTTCTTCAATATATTTTATTAGCATATTAACATAAATTGATTTTTCCCACGGCATCATACTTTCCAAATCACTTAAACTATATTTGTGGTGTTGCATTAGTGCAAAGTTAGTTTCATAGTAATTATATAAAGTATCGTGTCGTAGGATTATTCGAAAAAATTTTGGATTCCCTCCAAAACAATTTTTTCTTTATATCCACATTTTCCACAATTAAAATCTATTTCTTTTGTAATTTTTGGAATAGTTTCAAAAAATTCTTCCAACTTTTTAAATTGTTTGCGATTCATATTTTCAATAAATTCGGTCAATTCATTTTCAGTTACATCTTTAGCATAAAATATTTCATCTGTATTGTAAATGTAATCAATGCAACTCAATACAGTTTTCATTAGTATTTCGGTATCGGATAATCCTTTTAATTTTTCAATCAATTTAAAAGTGGGATATTTCATAACAACTCCCATCGTATCAGATAATTCAATCTTGTTAGTGTGGTTTTTCGAAATTTCTGGTTTCACATCCAATAGATTAAACGAAACATCTACTAAGTTTCCACAAGTTTTTTCTTCTTCACCCACATGAATTTTATTATTACATTTGTACTTTAATTCTGCCATTTCACCAATTGATCTAGCTCGTAAATTATAAAATAAAAATTCCAAATCAGACATTGGTAAATTATCAATAACAATATCTTCCGTCAAACAACAGTTATTAACAATTTGTTTAATAGCATTTAAAGTTGAATCTTGGTCATCTGCTTCTACTGCCATTAAAAATAGTTTTTCTTCTTTAACCAAAAATGGTCTATATTGGATTTTCTTTTTCGATAGAGGTAAAATCAAATCATATATTGGTACATCAAGTTTTGGTAACATAGTATAACTCCATTAGTTTTTTAAATTGTTTGTGTAAAACTTCGATAGGAAAATTGGACAGATAATCTTTGGATACCATCATCACCCCAATTTAATGGTTGGGGTGCATAACTTACTGGAAAACAATTTCTTAATATTACTCTATTAACCATTTTTTCTTCTATTGCACCACCGAACTCAAAATTATAACCCTCAGATTTGACTCCAAGTGGTCGAGTGGTTTGTTCTGTTGGCATCGTTTTTCCATCCCACGTTTCATTGAATTGTGTTATGATTATATCGGTCAAATATGCTCCCGCAGAACCATCAATTCCTCCAGGAAATTTTAAATTATTTGTGTCATCTGGAGTAATATATTCTATCCAATCATCAAAGATTTTTCTTTCATGACCTTTAATGGTACATAATAAATTCAAAGTTATTTCGTTAGCATATTGTTTGTGAATTGCCATCTTATATGCTGGACCATAAACTTTAACATCCTGTGTCGCTAAAACTTTACCTGGCAAATCTACAGTTTCACATTGTAATTGTAATGAACGTATATCCACACCAAGTCCATTCGGTACTCTTATATCAACTATAAATCTATTCGATTTTGCAAAACCTAATTTTTTATCGGCATTATGCCAAAAATTTGATGGTGAAAATGCCATTAAAATTTGTCCTCTGAGTCTGCGAATACTTTACTTGTTGTTGCTCCCACAAAGGATTCCATAGGCAGCAATACTGCTATGTCCCATTCATCTGCTGTTATTTCCAAGAAACGAGATTGCACATGACTGAACAAATATCGTTTAATACACGGTGTTGCTTCAAATGCTTTTGATGCTGCTGCGAGATATCCATAACTGATTCGCAGTTTGGTACTCTCATTATAATTTTTGTTGGATGCAATCTCACTAAGTTTGTCCAATAGATTAATCCGATGCCTTGGGTGTATGTAATGTAAGTTCAACCCTAAGAATCCATCTTTGTATCGTTCTATTGGAATAACCAATGGGAACCTATCGTAGTATGGCATCGAATCTTTCGTTTTCGGATCATAAAAATAGAAATACATCTTTCCAATTATGGACGAATCCTTGAGCCTCTTCCTATCAGACATCAATGTTGACTGAGTTGGATTGAGCTCTTTGATTTTGTTTTTCAACCAATCCCTTGACTGAACAGTGCGTGGTTCTATGCCCTGTTTTGCCAGTGATGATTTGATTCTATCTAAAAGTGTTTTCGCCATAACCTATTTATCTCAAATGCCTAAGTCTTTCTCGGTGAGTATCTTGAACTCCCAACCGTGGTCTTTACAGAATTCGGTTGCTGCCTTCCACTTACATTCATTGATAACATAGGTAATCGATTCTTGAATGAACCGTTTGGTCTTCTTTTTTTGTGTGGGAGGTCGTGTTTCTCGATCAGGTTTGACTTCGATTATGTAAGTCATTACCTTTCCATTCTTTAGTTTCATTTGGGAAATAAAATCGGGGAAGTAACGATGCTTCTTCTTATCCACAGGACTGTAATATGGAATGGGTAATTCCTCCGATGCCCACCAGATAACGGAGGGGTTATCATCCAAATACTTCATAACTCGTAACTCCCATGAGGAACGGTAGATGATGTTGGATGGATTGCCTTTATACTTTGATGGGTTTTGTGGGTAAAACTTTCCTTTGTATGACATAAATACTCTCACAAGTTATAAACTTTCACTTTAAGAAACTATATATGGCAAATTCGAATAGAGATATCCTTGTCAAAGATTATGGGGTAGGTTCATCAAGTAAAATAAAAGAATTGATGGGTGGTAAGGATTTTGGTTATAATATTATACAATATCCAGATAATCTAGGTACTGAGGGTTTTGGTAGAAGTCATTATATAATGTTTCATATTCTTCAACAAAGAGAATCACAATATAAAACTCAAGAAGTATCGGGTGGTGAATTTTCTGCTCAGACAGAAAATTCAAGGCGTGGTTCATATGTAAATACCCCTTTTGGTTCAGTTGTAGAAGGAGCTGCTAAATTGTTTACACCCACTACTAATAGTGGAGAAAGCACTCAATCTTGGTATAATCCCCTCATCCCTCAATCTCTTACAACAGCAGCAGACTTTGCGGGAACCGTACTTACGAGTGGATTGGGAGAAATTAAAAAACTTGGAACAAACATCGAAAAAATTGAGTTTGTAAGAACCGTCACTAAAACACAAAATAGTATTGCACTCTATATGCCCGATACTTTAAATTTTGTGCAGGGTCAAGGATATGAAGATTTAGCCATGGGTAATAGTTTAGTCACTGCTTTATTTGCAGGTGGTGGAGCTGTATTCGATAGTATAAACAAATTTCGTAATAGTAGTGGTGGTTCAGCCAATGCCAAAATACTTGGTGATGCATTAATTAAAAATATGTCACCGTTTGTCGTTAATGCGATAGGACAAAAGTTTGGAAGTTTTGGAAAAGCAGTAGCTGCTGCTGGTCAAGGATTTGTTACTAATCCAATGATTGAAGTTGTATATTCTTCCCCTTCACTTAGAACCTTTAGATTCGATTTTGCATTTTATCCACAATCACAAAAAGAAGCACTAGCAGTTCAAAAAATTATTCAAACATTCCAATTTCATCAAGCACCAGAGGTTTTGAACAATGGAACAAATGGATATTTTTTAGTTCCCCCATCAGAATTTGATATTGAATTCTATTATGCAGGAACAGAAAATGTTAATATACCATCTATATCTACTTGTGTATTAACAAGTATGGATGTGGACTATGCACCAAATGGATTCACTGCTTATGAAATTAACAATGAACCAGCAAGTTATGGTGGAACAGGTATGCCAGTGGCAATAAAAATGAGTTTAGAGTTTAAAGAAACTACTATGGTATTTAAATCATCACGACAGTTTAATAAAGTAAAAAATCCACCAGCATAATAAAAGGTAAAAAATGGCAGAGTATTTTAGATATTTTCCCCGAACAATTTATGCACAAGATGCAGAACAGGGTTCTGTTGACTTAATAACTAATCTCGTTTCACGATTTTCTTTTGAGAAGAATTTTAAAGAAAATACTTCAACATTTCAAAAATATGATATAGTTGATGGTGATACTCCCGAATCTATAGCGTACAAACTTTATGATTCCGCAGAGAGACATTGGATTATATTAGCAATGAATGATATTGTTGATCCACAATATGATTGGCCGTTAGACCAAATTACTTTAGGTAATTTTATTAATTCAAAATATACTGCAAATGCTAATGTGGGGCAATCTGGATTATCGTGGGCGCAATCACATATACATTCATACTATAAAATTGAAAGACGGACAACAATATCAACTCGTGATTATAAAGAAGATACCATTGAAGTGGACGCTAATACCTATGCAAATATAGCAGCAACTTCTACAATAGTTACTATTCCCAATGGAGTACAAGTAAAAATAGAAGTTTCAAAGAATACTAAAACTTATTATGAATATGAGGTTGATTATAATGAGAGAAATAGAACAATCAATATTCTAAAACCTGAATTTATTGAATCTGTTACGTCTGAATTTAAAAGAGTTATTGGAATAGAATAATAATGGCACAGTTTAATTTAAAAGAATCAACTCAAGTAAAAATACGAAAAATAGATATAATATCAAATATTGGAACACTTGATGTTACTGCCATTTTTCAAGAGTTGAACATATATGATACCATTTTTTTTCCTTCTATATCTGGTAATATAGTAATACTTGATACTAATAATATTACTGGTCAAATTGATTTTAAATCTTGTTTCTTATCAGTTGAACTATCAAAAGGTGATGAAACTGATGGACCAACAATATTCAAGAAAACTTTCAGGATATACAATCAGTCTGATAGAATAATAAAAAATCCATCATCTGAAATATATGTGTTGCATTTTATATCTCAAGAACTAATAGAATCATTAAGTTACAGTGAAAATAATAAAAAAATATGTCAATATTTTGAGGGTACATATACTGATGCCGTAAATATTATTTTATACAATTATTTGCAAGTTCCCGATAAAAAAATTGGTATTATAGAAAGCACTAAAGGATTACATCAATTTACAATTCCAAATTTAACTCCTTTTGATGCTATGGATTGGTTAGTAAAAAGATCAATTACATTTGAAAATCTTCCAAATTTTATGTTTTTTGAAAATAAATCTGGATATAATTTTGTTTCATTAACTTTTTTATTAAGTAGACCTTCAATTGAAACTATAAATTTTGATATTAAAAATGTTGATGATCCAAATCAAGAATTTTTAGGTGCTAGGGATGTGCAAGTAATTGAACAAAATCATTTAGGTAAAGCAATTAAAGATGGAATATTCTCTGGAACTATGATTGAGTTTGATAACTATTCTGGTTATTACAATGAGAAAACTTATGGTTTTACTGACATAACAAAAAAATTGAATAATAAAAATTCACACGGGACTTCGGTTACAAATAGAAATGGAACTGATCTCGGTACATCTTATGCAGCAAGAACGATAACATCAATTTCTCCAGTGGGAAGACAGACGGGTCCTGTTGGTAATTTTTTAAAACAGAATGATCCATTAACGGCAACTATAGTTGATGATACTAATAATTGGAAATTTCCAAGAAGAGCCATATTCTCTAATCTAATACAAAAAAGATTACGTATGACTGTGCCTGGAAATTTTATATTTTCATCGGGATTTAATGTTGATTTGAAAGGTTTCAATTTGTCTATGGTATCAAAGGGAGATAGTAAAGATGTTTCAACAAATGGTAAGTATATGATTATTGCTGCACGACATATGATTAAACCACAAAAACATGAAACTATATTAGAGCTGGCATCAGAATCTACAAATACTCCTTTCTCTGGTTCTGAAAATGCAGCACAACAGGAGGCAAAATTCAAATGACAGATATGACAGATGACTATGGAAATGAATATTATGTTACAAAATGGGTTGGTGTTGTAGAAGATAGAAAAGACCCCGCAGGAACTGGTCGTGTAAAAGTTCGAATTGTTGGAATTCATCCAGAGGACACTTACAATCTCCCAACCTCTAAATTGCCGTGGGCGCAAACTGAGATGGGTGCAAGTTCATCTCATTTTTTTAGTGGACCAAGAGAAGGTGATTGGGTAACTGGTTATTTCATAAATGGTGATACTCAGTATCCAGTAGTAACAGGTGTAACTAATGGAATCAGGTCACAACCTTTTAGAGTTCCCAATCCAAATGCTAATATTATTAGGAATGCAGTTAATACCAAACTGAGAAATGATTCGGCACAGTTGGATTCTTTAACGAGACAATTCAATTTACTATCAGTTAAACCTAGTGGTAAAGGTTTACTTGAGATTGCCAAATTGTCTGTACAAATAAATTTAAAAAAACAATCTGTTTTTAATTTATCTCAATTAAAAACTAATCTGGATACTAGATACAATACAAGAGTTCAATATGGATTTATTGACAATAGAAGTATCGCAGAAGTAAATGCTGGTGCGAAAGTTCCTAGTAGATGGGATAAGTATGCACCAGATTATTACGAAGGTCAACCAACAATTCCACAATATGCTAGAGGTATTGTAGTTGGTTCTGCGAATCAATACTCTGTTAGGAATAGAGCACACGTTTGTGATCTTGCACAACGAGTTAGGCATAAATTAGGTCAAGCCGCATTTGCAATTCAGGCATCCACTGCAATTAGAGAAGCAATTAAAAATTTAGTAGAAGCTTTGGGAATAAATCCAGTATCATCTTTTGTTGCAGATGTTGCAAGAAAAATTGCTGGATATTTGCGAAAGGTACTTAAAATTTTAAAGATGGTTAATAGATTTGTGAAAGATGTTATACAGCAAGTTTTGTTAATGAAAGCTATAATTGAATTCATAAAAGCATTACCTGATTATTTGAGGAAACTGTTTGATAGATGTCTGAAAGAAATATATCGTGAATTAGCTACATTTGTTTTTGATTTAATTTCAAATGCATTTCCAGATACTGATGCTGGTGCATCTGCTACTTTTCAAGCAATCGGTGATGCAGTTAGTACGGCATCGCAAGTCATCGATGCAGCAAATGAAACTATAGCTTTAGGTAAACAATTGCAATCTGCATTGAATCCCGATACTCCAAGTGGGTTTAGTCCTGCTGAAACTGAAAGAATAATAGCATCACAGTTTCCAGATTACAATAATATCAAAGAAAAAACACTCGGTCCAATACTATAAGGTAGATTATGGCATCATTAGAAGAACAACTAGCAGAATATAAAGCAGCAATAGCAAAACAAATTCCTGTTGGATTGGCATCTGCTACAACTCCACAGGGGACAGCAGAAACACCAACAGCAGCAAATTTGAATGATGCTGCTAGAAATCTGAATAGGAATCTTTATAAAGCAGAAGAAGAGCTTTTGTTTCAGAATTTCCCATCTCCTTATGCTTGGGTTACTCCTCTACGTCAAATGGAACAGAGGGATGGTGGTGGAAATCAAGCTGAAGCAAAAGGCATAAATCCAGTTCACTATGGTCACATGACTGTTTTTCAGGATAAAGAATCTAAAAGTGGTGTGTATATGTCGTCTGCTCCAGATGAAACATTCATTGCTTTAGAGCATGGTAATTCTGCATCATACATGGAAATACAAAACAATGGAGATACTGTACAGCAGATTTATGGTAATGGGTATAGGATTGTAGCTAAGAATGAACATGTTTTGATTGAGGGATTCTGTGTTATAAAAGTTGCTGGTAACTGTCAATTAGAAGTTGAAGGTGATAGAATAGAACATGTGAAAGGTGATTACAAACTACGAGTTGATGGCAATTATGATATCACAGCAACTAAAGGATACATGCTTACCACTGCTGAAGATGTTGACATATACGTGCATGGAACAACAAGTGCATTAACACTTCATGCACCGAATGTACCTGCTCTTACTCCTGGAATTATTTTAAATGGAAGTGCATTGGTTGAGGGTTCTCTCGATGCATCTTCTGTATCTTCTGCGGGAGCAGTAACTGCTAAACTAAGTTTGTTTGTTGGTCCTGATGGTATAGTTTGTGCGGGAGGAGCATTGATTGGATTCGCTCTTGGAGTTCCCATACCTGGATTTTTGAACGCATCATTGGAAGTGAGTGCGCCAATGGTAAAAGATATTGGTGGATATTTGTTGACCTTGAGGGGACTTTATAATTCACACAATCATTGGGCACCACATTTTGAGGGAATAACAGCCCCAACTGCAATGCAAGATGTATCTGGCGCAGGCGGTGCTCCTGCATCTTTAGGGTCAATGGCAGGTGGTCAGATGACTAGTTTTAGTTAATGGAGATGCGTAATGAAAAATAGTGTATTTGATAGATTAGGTTATAATTTTGATTCAACTAATTTTGAAGGTTCAGAAAGTCTATCAACAGCAGCATTGAATTCTTTAGAGATGAGAAAAAGAATGATGGCGACTTGGCAATACGATCAAGTTGCCAGAGGTGATACTGCTCGGACAAATTATTTTAGAAATCCTACATCGAATCTTTATATTAGTTTACGTAGCACAGCAAACAATCTTAGTAGATTGGCTTCTAATCTCTCACTATCTAATGTTGCAATATCAGCAAATTCATTTGTAATTGAGTTGGATAAATTCAAATCACACACTGATAATATTTCAGGTGTTTTAACTATGAGTGGGAGAGATATAGATTATGATATACCACAATATGATTCTGCGATGGCTATTGCTGAACAAACAGTGACTTTACTTTATTCTGCTGATAATGTTGCAAATTCAGTTGGTGCATTAGGTAGTTTTACTAGTCTCTTTATTAATAAACAATTAAGTGCTAATGATACTATACTTGCTGCTAATTTGGTATCATTGAATAATTCAGTAGTTTATAGTGGATTACCTTTAACAGCATCTTCAAATTTGGGTGGAGTGGCAATCGAATCAATCAATTCTTATATTGCTATTGCTAACACTATGATTGCTACACGCAGAAACCACGATTGGAATTTCTTTGCAAAAGCACAGCAAATTTCTGCTGATATGGGTATAGTATCTCAATTCAACTCTATGGGTAATATGAGATCAAGTCTCATATATTATAAAATAGGAACAGATGCTTTGATAGCAAATTTACAAGCACCTGTAATTCATAGTTCAAATACTGGAATCTCTTCCTCATCTAATACTGCTGATGCAACATCAAATTCTGATTCTATACGTGAGGCAACACTTGCCAAGTCTAATACGGCATTTGCAAATTACTATGCAACGGCATCATCAATCCAAGAAGAAATACTTCCAGATTATGGAGTTGCATTGACACAAGACCAAATTGTTATGAACTATATCAAATCAGTAACACAAAACACTTAAAGGTTGAATAAATAGCATATGGCTACAGTTACCACAGATACAGTAAGAGACTTTCGGGATTTGGACTTATCGTTCAATATCCATCCTGTCAAAAAGGATATTAATAAACATATCGGCGTTAAGGCAGTTATTAATTCGATAAAAAATTTAGTCCTCACCAATCACTACGAAAAACCATTTCAACCAGAAATTGGATCAAATGTTCGTAAACTATTATTTGAACATTTAAATGATTTAACAGCAATTGCTTTACAAAGAGAAATATCTGAGGTTATACGAAATTTTGAACCTAGAGCAAATATATCTAAAATTTCTGTTACTGCTGATTATGATAACAACGGATTCAGTGTTGACCTTGAATTTTATGTAATTAATCAATCCAATCCAATTACAATTACTTTTTTCCTCGAACGGAATCGATAAATGGCAACTGCTCGTTTACAAGTCACAGACCTTGATTTTGATACAATCAAAAATAATCTAAAGAATTTTTTAAGACAGCAATCAGAGTTTACTGATTATGATTTTGAAGGTGCTGGTTTAAATGTCCTGTTAGATATTCTGGCATATAACACTCACTACAATGCATACTATTTAAATATGGTTGCAAATGAATCCTTTTTGGATACTGCTACCACACGTGATGCTGTAGTGTCGCACGCTAAGACTCTTAACTATGTCCCCTATTCTGTGACTGCTCCAAAAGCTACTATTAATGTGTCTGTTCAGACAGGAACAACAGATGATGGAACTGCAACTATTCCAAGAGGATTTACATTCTATTCAGAACTTATAGATAATAATTCATATAATTACATTACAATAGAAGATATTACAGTATCTAAAACTGGAACAACATACGAATTTGAAAATATAAAAATATATGAGGGACAGTATGTAACTTCAACACAGGTATATACAAAATCCTCAAACCCAAAATCTACTTTTACAATTCCAAATGCAAATATAGATACAAAAACATTAAAAGTTTCTGTTACTCCTGTTACTGGAAATACACAATCAGAAACATATAATCTTGTTTCTAACATTCTTGATGTAACAGGTCAATCTAAAATTTATTTTTTAAATGAAAGTATTAATGGAAAATTTAATGTAAGTTTTGGTGATGATGTAATTGGTGCTGCATTACTAGATGGGTCAACTGTAACTATGACATATCTAGTTAGTTCAGGAGCAGTATCAAATAAAGCAAATAATTTCAATTCTTCTGGAATTATTGGCAATTCTTCTAATATTAATGTAAGTATTGTATCTCCATCTGCTGGCGGTTCTGATCGTGAGAGTGTAGATTCAATTAAGTTTTCTACTGCATCTCAGTTTGCCACTCAAAATCGTTTGATTACATTCAAAGATTATGAAACATATATTCTACAAAATTATACTTATTTGGATTCTATTTCGGTATGGGGTGGTGAAGATGAAGAGAAACCAGTGTATGGTAAAGTATTCATTTCATTAAAACCCAAAACAAATTATTATATTTCAGAAGCAGAAAAGCAACGAATTATTGATGAGATTATCAAACCAAAGGCAGTGGTGTCAACTGATGTTGTTATTCGTGACCCTGAATATTTGTATTTGTTAGTTGATAATACAGTTCGATATGATGCACGAAAAACATCATTGACTGAAAGTGCTTTGAAAACGAATATACGAAATACTATTTTAAACTATAGTAACCTCTATCTTAATAAATTTTCTTCTAAGTTTGTTTTATCTAAACTTCAAAAATCTATTGATAATACAAATTTAAATGCATTCTTTGGAACGCAAAGCAATCTTCGTGTTCAGAAAAGATTGTTGCCTTCATTGATATCAACCAAACCCTATAGTGTAAAATTCAACATACCTTTACATCGAGGAACAATTGGTAATAGATTAACATCTACTTTTTTCAAAACATTTGATGCTTTGGGTGCAGAGCAAGAAGTTCAGTTTGAAGAAGTTCCACAATCATTTTCTGGAATTTCATATATTCAAGTATTGGATGCAGGTGTCAATTATACTTCACCCCCAACCGTAACTATTTCTGGTGATGGTATTGGTGCAGAAGCAGTTGCAGTTGTTGTCAATGGAAAAATTTCTAAGATTGAAATGGTGAATAGGGGTATTGATTATACACGTGCTATCATTATTATTTCTGGTGGTGGTGGATATGGTGCGACTGCTATTCCTGTAATTGATTCAAGAACTGGTACACTACGAACAGTTTATTATAATCAATTATCGGAAAGACAAATTGTTAATCCTAATGCTGGAATTATTGATTATAACTTAGGAACTTTGACAATCAACGACATCCGTATCAATTCAGTTTCTTCTGCTGATGGATATATTCGTTTTACTATACAAGCAGAAAATACAGTAGTTAGCACGAATAGGAATACCATTATAACTATTGATGGTGCTGATCCTACTTCTATTTCAACTGTAATGATATCAGAACAATAATGAACAATTTAAAAACTTCGGTTCTTATAAATCGACAGATTCCCGAATATATTAGGGATGAGTATCCTGCTTTCATAAATTTTGTTGAAGCATATTATGAATTTCTTGAGACTAAACAAGCAACTGCCAATAATGATTTAGTTACATCTGCCAAAGATTTAAGAACTTCATTTGATGTTGATGCTTCTATTAATCAATTCGAAGATGTTTTTTTCAACACATATGCTAATCTATTGCCACGTGATGTGAAAGTAGATAAAGCAACACTGATAAAAAATGTTTTACCTCTATACCTATCCAAAGGTTCAGAGAAATCATTTAAGTTTTTATTCAGAATGTTATTTGATGAAGAGTTGGATATCATTTATCCTAAGAATAATGTTCTTCGTGCTTCTGCTGGTAATTGGGTTGTGGATAATAAACTTCGTATCAACCAGGATTTAGCAACGGTTTATACATGTGATGGAACAGTTAAAACATTTATTCTGGCACAATATTCTAATCTTGATGATATTACAGTTTATGTGAATGGTTCAGTTCAAACAACTGGATTTTCATTACGCAAAGAATATCGTAAGATTATATTCGATACTGCTCCATCAAATGGTTCAATCGTAAAAGTTGTTTATCGTGCATTCAATATTGATCTCTTAAACAATAGAAAAATAACTGGAGCATCTTCAGGTGCTACTGCTATTGTTGAGAGAGCATCACGAAGAATTATTACTGACCAATTAAATTTAGGTCTTCCAATCGAGTTAGTTATTAGCACAAAAACTTTGCTAGGTAATTTTAAAAATGGTGAAGTTGTAAATACGGATATTGTAGATTCTAATGGTGTGTTGATTTCTGTTCAAGCAACTACATTTTCTATTATTAGAAGAATTAATATAATAAATGGTGGTAATAGTTATAATGTTGGTGATGTTGTAGTGGTTAGTGGGGGAGGTTCAACTATCGATGCTACTGCTATTATTGATGATGTCTTTGAGGGTTATATTGATAACATCAATGTGAACAGTGGTGGTGCGGTATTTACGGATGCATCGGGTATCAATGTTTATGGTAATGCTGCTTCCTTTCTAAGTCTTGTGGTTGATGGTGTTGATACTACTGGTGCTAATGCTGGTAATATTTACTCTGTATCAACTGACACAATTTCTGATTTTCCCACATTAAGTATTTTAGATTCTAACTATGGTTTTACTGGTCAAAAAGTTACTAACTCGAATTCTACAACACGTATATCAGATGCTCTTACATTTCAAAATCTAACAGTTGGTCCAATCACCAACGTAAAAATATTACTATCGACTACCCCAACAACCATAACACCAATACTTGATGCTGTGGGTGCTACTTATCAAGTAGCAAATAATACAGTTACTCATACAACAAAAGGGTTTGGTTCAATAGGTCGATTCAAAATAAATTCGGGTGGTTCGGGATATATTCCAGGAGATGAAATAGTATTTGGTCCAAATCCACGTATGTGTTTTGGGTCTGGAGCTGCTGCCGTAGTTTCTCGTACAAGTGCTACAGGCGCCATCACTCGTATTGAAGTTCAACCACCAAGAATTACTGGAACTGTAAATATTCTTTCTACGAATGCCTATGTCACAGGAACAGGAACATTTTTTAGTGATGAGTTGAAAGTCAACGATAGGATTGTCATTAACAACGAATCTCGATATGTGTCTACCATTTATTCTAATACCTCGTTGAGTGTTAATGTTGCATTCCTAACTACATCAACAAACAAAAAAGTTGGACTCTATGATAAACTGCCTTTGGGTGGTATAAACTATGTGGCAAATAGTTTTCCCGCAGTGACTGTATCGTCTGCCACTGGTTCTTCTGCCAACATTGAAATATTTTGCTTGGCATCAGACGGTGAACAATTATCTGCTGCTAATTCGATTGCTCAACCAGGATCAATTCTAAGTGTGAAGATTATTAATCCTGGTTCTGGATACCAATATTTACCGATTGTAGATTTAACGGGAAAAGGTAGTGGAACTGCTACTGCTAATGCCGAGATTGAAAGATCATATCTAGCAACAGAGGGAAGATGGACAAGCACCGAATCTATTCTTTCTGCCGCTGACCGTAGATTAGCAGGTTCAGGATATTATATCGATTACTCATACATAACTTCTTCGACTGTGGAATTCACCAAGTACAAGAAAATATTGAAAGATTTGTTGCATCCAGTTGGGTTTGTTAACTATGCTAATTATAATAGGACTAGTGAGATTGTCGGAAATGCCATAGATGCATCAAATGTTAGTTATATAACAATTTCTGGTACAGTAAATGTCAACTCATCGATATATGTAACAGGGATAAATACTCGTTTCAACATAGCAAATACTAAAGGTATCCTTACGGTTGGTTCGTATATATCGGTAAACAATCAGATTAGAACCATCAGTTCTATTCAAAGTAATACCGTATTAACTGTATCAACCCCATTTACGCAAAATGCAAGTTACCAAACAATTTACATTTCAACCACAAGTTCTTGATAAATAGAAATTATGACCACAACAGTAACAACTAAAAAATTAGCATTCAATTCTGCCGAACAGTTTAAGGAAAGCTTCACTGAAGCAGCACTTACTGTTGGTTATGTTTTTGTGGGAAATCATCTGGTCTATGCCAATGAGTCATCCCCCGATTCTATAGTTGATACAATTGTCGATGAGAAGGACACGTGGGATAATATGATGGCTGCCAAAAGAATAACTGGCAATGACGTTGAACTGGTTATCCCGAAAGTAACGTGGACTGCAAATACAAAATATCGTCAATATGATGATACTATTACAGTATCTGATTTGCTTTCATCAAATACTTCACAGAATTTAAAACCGATGTATGTGTATACATCGGCACGTAATGTATATAAATGTTTGTCCAATAATGCTTCTGCAAACTCCACAGTAGAACCCACTGGTGATTACACATCATCAAATGGTAACATCGCAACTGCTGATGGATACATCTGGAAGTATATGTACAATGTCAAACCATCCAATAAATTCCTGGCAGATGCCTGGATTCCAGCACCAGTTTCAACTGCACAATTAGATTATGGTGTCAATAATATTGGTGTGGTTGATGGTGAGTTGACTACGATTGTTGTTGTTGATAAAGGTTCTGCATACTATCATAATAATGTTACTGTGACATCATATGCCACAGGATGCACTATTCTTACTCTTGCTAACACAACAAATGTAGTAGCAAATATGGCAGTGTCTGGTTTGGGTATTCCATCACAGACATATATTTCTTCATTGGATATCCCAAACAATAAAATAACATTATCACGTGCTGTTACTGCTAATGGCGGAGGCACTGCTGCAAATCAATTGTCTATTACTACCAGGATTTATATTGATGGTGATGGTATTGGTGCAGTTGCAACTCCAGTTCTTTCTGGATCAACTACTGGTAATCTATCTAAAGTTACAATAACAACTATTGGAACTGGATATAGTCGTGCTAATGCGTATGTATATGGGACAGGTACAGGTGCTAATACTGCAAATGTTAGGTGTATTGTTGCACCAAAATATGGACATGCATATAATCCTGCTAAAGAGTTGGGTGGATCGAATGTGATGGTATCATCAAGGATTGGTGAGATTGATTCTACTGAAAATGGTAAGATATCATCAAATACTACATTTAGACAATTTGGTCTCATTATAAACCCACATAAATACGGAGAAGCTTCCGTTGTCACAAATGCAAATGCCAATTCATTCATTTCACAAACTACCGATCTCACAGTAGTTTCTGGAACAGCATATGCGTTGGATGAATATGTTTATCAGGGAACAGCAGCAAATAATGCCAGTGCCTATGGACATATTATAGATCAATCCACAAACACAGTTAAATTGACTCACGTGCATGGAACATTTACAACTGGTCTTTCCCTAACTGGTGCAAACTCTGGTACATCCAGGATTGTTGTTCGTGGTTCCAATCCAGAATTTGAACCATATACAGGAGATATTTTGTATACAGAAAATGCATTAAAAACGACTCGTACAGAGGGTCAAGCAGAAAATATAAAACTCATTGTTAGATTTTAAAGGTTAGTTAATGGCTATTAATACAAATTTTAATACAGACCCCTATTATGATGATTTCGATGATGGTAAAAACTATCATCGCATACTTTTTAAACCTGGGTATGCTGTACAGGCACGTGAACTAACTCAACAACAAACAATCCTACAAGACCAAATTAATAAGTTTGGTGATTATATTTTTCAATCTGGTTCAGTAGTTACTGGTGGTAAGAATAACTTTCAGACTGTTCAGTATATTAATATTGCTCCAACCTATGCCTCAACTGATATTGCTGCTGGTAATTTTGAAGGTAAGATTATTCAAAATTCCGCAAACACAAAACGTGCATATGTAATCAAAACATATGATCCAGTTACGGCAAATGGCCAACCAATCACTTTAATTGTCAATCAAATATTTGGTGATCCGTTTGGAAATACAGAAGTAATTTATACGGCAAATGCTGATGTTGAAGCAATTACCTACTATGCAAGTACAACTTCGAATGGTGCAACAGGTAACTGTCAAGTGTGGTCTATTACCTCTGGTGTTTATTACTATGGTGGCTACTTCATCACAACTCAAGATGCATCTATTGCCATCAACAAATATAGCACAACTGGTAATGCTTTAGTTGGTTACGATGTTACAGAAACTATTGTTAATAATAGTCAAGATACTTCGTTACTTGATCCTGCTCAAGATGCATCAAACTTCCAAGCACCAGGTGCTGACCGTTTTAATATTGAACTAACTTTAAATACTCGTCCACTTGACAGCACTGATAAAACACAATTCATTGAAATTGCTAGAGTTGTTAATGGAGAATTGATTTCATCTGTAGAAACTCCATTATGGGGTAAGATTGAAGAAACAATTGCTCGTAGAACGTATGATGAATCGGGTGATTATATTGTTAGACAATTCGATATTGGTTTGGATACAAATGCAAGTAATACTGCTCGGTTAGATATCACATTATCTCCTGGTAAAGCCTATGTTAAAGGTTACGAGTTTAGCACAATATCAGCAACAAAATTAACTGTTGATAAACCACGAACTAAATCAAACGTAACTAATAAGACAATAAGTTCTGGTTATGGTGCATACATCTATGCGAACAATTTCTATAATACTCTTCCGACTAATCTATATGGAACAGTAGATATTCATTGTGTTGATGCAGCGTCAGTTAATACTGGTAATACTTCTCTTTTGGCAAATACAAAAATTGGAACTGCCAAAATCAAATCGATAGCATATGATTCATCATCAAATGTATCGAATGGTGGTGCATATGTTTATTCAGTCTATTTGGCAGATGTTAATACTGGTTCACTCTATGACACTACAACATCTAATTCTGGTGGTTATGCTATTGCTGGTGTGGGTAACACTACAACATTCACATTACCAGGATTATTTTCATTAACAAATCAAGCATATCAGGGTGCAATAATCAGAATGACTTCTGGTCCTGGTTCTACTGATGGAACACGAAGAATTGCTTCGTATGAAGGTGCTACTCGGAATGTAGTAGTATCTACTGCTTTTTCCTCTCCTATTAATACACAATCTCGTTTTGCAATCGACTTTGATTTTGGTCAAGCAGAATCATTGGCAGTGTATTCTGGAACTACACGTGTTGCTGGTGCGAATGTTCATGTATATTCAAAAAATATTCCAGCATTATATTCCCCAACATATATTTCAGAACCACAATTTGAACCCTTAATTTTCGATTTAGGTGATTCGAATGTTTCTGATAATTCAACTTCATATTTTAATTATCAGTATGAGAGATTATATCAGGGAGTAACTTTATCTGCTGGTGTTACAACAGCACTTACTGTTGGTTCGGGTGAAACTCTTGTAGCAGCAACAACAACTGCTTCCAAATCTGAATACTATACGATAGTATGTACCGCAGCAGGAACTAATACTGGTCCTGATGGTGGATATAAAGCAGGACAGTTAATACCCTCAAGTTTATTTACTGTAGATACTACAGCACGAACTATCACTGTTACTGGTGGTGGTAATATGACTGTCAATTTATATGCTACACTGAGTGCAACTAATCCAACATCAAAAACTAAAACATTTATTCGTGCTAATACTGCTGTTCAAACACAAGTAGTTGCTAATGCAGTTTTTGGTTCAGGTAATACTTCTGCATATGTGTTCATTCCACATGGACAAACTCATATTGCACAAGGACTAGTTAATAAATCTCCTGGTGTAGATCAAACATTATATGTTGCTGATATTCATTCTATTAATGCTATTTTCGATTATAGTAATTCAGCAATTACTACAGCAAACTCTGGTTCTGCAATTAACGTAACATCACGTTATACTTTGGTCACTGGACAAAAAGATTCGTATTATGATTGGGGTGCAATCAGATTGCTTCCTGGACAAACACCTCCTGTTGGTCCTCTTTTAGTTCGTTATAACAGATTCACATCATCGGGTGCTGGTTTCTTCAATGTGGATTCTTATACACGATTGGGTGATGGTAATTTCACATATGGTGAAATCCCACAATATAAATCGAGAACTACTGGTACAACATATTCTCTAAAAAATTCATTAGATTTTAGACCAGTTCGTTTGGATGCGATTACCACATACTCTGCAAACAACTTTGTATTTGATGTGAACGAAACGACTACTGGACCGAAAGTTCCTTTGAGTCTTACTGATTTTGTTATAAGTTATAGTTACTATCTACCACGTGTCGATAGAGTTGTTCTTACTACCGATAGAAAATTACAAGTGTTACCTGGCATTCCAGGAATTAATCCTGTTGCTCCAGTAGAACCTAAAGATGCAATGACTCTTTATGTTCTTAACTATCCTGCTTACTTACAATATCCATTTACGACACAGATTCAACGTCTTCGTAATAAACGATACACGATGAAAGATATCGGTGGTCTTGAAAAACGTATTGAAAACTTAGAGTATTACACATCATTATCATTGCTTGAAATAGCAACGATGGGTAAACAAGATTTGTCTATTCTTGATTCACAAAATTTACCACGATTCAAGAATGGTATTGTTGTTGATTCATTTGTAGATAAATCAGTTGCTGACTTTACTGGTCGTGATTTTGCTGCTGCTATTGACGTTGTTAATAATGAAGCACGTGGTTCGTATAACATCACATCAATCGGAGTTTTCTCCAACACTGATATTGCAAATACTACAGCAGTGAATGATGTTAATGTTGAATATAGTGGACCAATGATAACGTGTGCTTCAACAACTGAAACTTGGTTGTCACAACCATTAGCATCCAAAACAATTAATATTAATCCATTTAACTTCATCAACTATCTTGGTAAAGTGAATCTCTATCCATCTTCGGATGTTTGGAATTCGCAGACTAGAGTTGAGTCTCAAGTGGTTGATTTAACTGGCGGCACAGCAGCAGCAGATGCCTGGTCTTCAATCCAAAGTACATCGTGGGGTGCATGGCAAACCACATGGACAGGTGTATCTGATGTTACGATTCCTGGAACTGAAAGAACAACATCCACAACACAACAAATTAGTAAAGCAGAAGCAGTTTCTAAGGGTATCGATCAATCTAATGGTAAAGGTAAGAAATCACGATTTGATGAACAGACTCTTACAACAACTTCAGCATCGTTAGTTACTACAACTACGAATGAATCTCGTTCAGGTATTTTATCACAAATTGTTCCAACAACTTTAACCAAATCATTGGGTGATAAAGTTGTTGATGTAAGTGTTATTCCTTACATGAGATCGAAAACTGTTTTGGTTACAGGAACAGATTTTAAACCATTAACTCCATTGTATTCTTTCTTTGATAATGTTGACGTATCAAAGTATATTACTAATGTTAATCAGTTCAAGTTTGCAAATAATAACCTACAGTTCCAAACTACTATTGGTGATTCCGAACAAGTTACAATCAAAACTTCAGATACGAATGTTACATTAGGAACTGGTTATATCATTCAAACATCCAACAATAATGGTTTCATTGTTAATATCGACACTGTTAATTCTGTTGGTACATGGACAGGATATGCAAACGTCAAAGTTGTTGGTGCTGTAACTGGTACAGTAGCATATCTTTCTAGTTGGCAGCACTTTAGTGGATTTGCTGTTTCTGCAAATAGCACAGCAATGGTATTGGATTATAATGCTGGTGGTGCATCAAATGCCACGCAAACTACTTATCAAAGTAAAACAGTTACTATTACTAGTGGTACTGGTGCAGGACAACAACGAACTATTTCCGACTACAATCCAACAACACGCACATTGTCTGTATCGACACCGTGGACTACTGTTCCTGATGCGACTTCCAACTACACTATTGGTATGCCACAGACAACGGAAGAGGGTGCAATATCAGTTGTATTCAGTATACCTGGAGATACCTTCCGTGTAGGTGAAAAACATTTTAGATTAATCGATGTTCAAACTGGATTAGTAGAATCATCGGCAACGAATGGTGATGCCACATTCTTCTCACAAGGTGTGGTACAAACAGTTCAAGAACAATCTATTTCTGTGTTTGTCCCTAATGTGGTTAGAAGCACTGTTACGGAAGAAAGAACTAGTGAAAGAACTTCAGTTAAACAAAACTCAAGTTCTACTTCAAAACAAATTGCAACATACTATGACCCATTAGCTCAGAATTTCTTAGTGAGTGCTTCTCAGTATCCACAAGGTATGTTCTTATCAAGTGTTCGTGTATGTTTCCAAACAAAGGATGTTTCAGTTCCTGTTACGATGCAAATTAGACCGACTGTAAATGGATTTCCATCATCAGGAACAGTGTATCCATTTGCTAGTGTAACATTGACACCCGATAGAGTAAACACAGTTGCACCAAACTCAAAACCTGATTTGACTGACCCAACCAAGTACACTGAGTTTGTATTTGATGCTCCTGTATGTTTACAACCAGGTGAACACTCTATTGTATTTGTTTCTAATTCGAATTCTTATTTCTTGTATTGTGCTAAGAAAGATGAAAAGAACTTTATAGATAACAACAATATTAGTGCATTACCTTATGTTGGTTCGTTGTTTGAATCGCAAAATGGAGCAACGTGGATTCCAACACCAGCAACATCGATGTTGTTTAGTATGCAGAAAAAAGTATTCACAACTGCTACTGCTCTTGCACATTTTGAAGCAGATACATCAACGATTGCCGCCGATACTGTATATGACTTGGCACACTTCATGACAACTGATGTTGTTCTCGCAAACACATCAATTAATTATGAGTTTATATCACAGCAGTATACAGGCAATACTACTCACTCATATCTACCAATAGTTCCATTTGTGGATTATCGTATGGTCGATGGATATGATCGTCGTGTTCTAAACAAAACAACTGGTAATACTACGGTTAAGATTCGTGCTACGATGGCAACTCAAAGTAGAGATGTGTCGCCGATGATTGATAAGACACGATTGAACTGGTTGGCAGTTGAAAATAAAATTAACAATTTACCACTGACAACTTCAGGTGTGGTTCTTTCAAGTGGTGGTTCTGGATATGCAAACTCTGCCGATGTCACTGTAACTATTTCAAATGGTGGTGGTGTCGGTGCTGCTGCTACTGCTACCGTTACTAGCAATGTAATTACTGCTGTAACTATTACATCTCCTGGAACTGGATATATAACATCACCAACGATTACACTTACTCCTGGTTCGGGTGGTGGTTCGGGTGCAGTTGTAACATACAATGGTGAAGATAAGAGAACTGGTGGTACTTCTGCGATTCGTTATTATACAAAACGAGTTAATTTGGCAGAGGGATTTGATTCATCAGATTTGCGTGTTTATCTCACGACTTATTTGCCTCCACTTTCTGGCATCCAAGTTTATTATAAAGTTCTTTCGAGTGGTGATGCTGAAACATTTGAAGATAAAAACTGGGCTCCAATGACACAGTTGAACAATATCACATTTACTTCTGCGAATGAGAGTGATTATCGTGAATTGACATTTGCTCCAGGTATTAATAATGTTGCGAATAATTACATCAGTTATACTTCTGGAACAAGTTCATTCAATGACTTTGGTACTTTTGCAATCAAAGTTGTTCTTTACGGTCAAAGTACAGTTGATGTTCCACGATTCAAAGAACTTCGTGTAATTGCTTTACCTAGAGGTTAATTATGTTTGTTCAAATAGATGGTGAAAAGAATCTAGTTCGAGATATCTCTACTAGAGCTATTCTAAATAGAGACAGGGCAGGACTAGAAGAATATAAACTTCGCAAAGAACTAGCAGAACGAAAGCAAAAAGAAGAGTTGGAATTGAAAAACAAAGTAACTAAACTAGAAGAAGATATAACAGAAATCAAATCAATGCTTCATGAACTTGTAAAGATGAGAACATAAGATGTCAGCAATCAATAGAGTAACAACCTCGAATACATTTCTACAGTGGATGTCATCTACTGATGCTGTAATTGGTACTGTCAATCTTCTTACGGATGGTAATGGTTCAACTTTTGTTGCAAATACTAACATTGAAATTTCTGGTGATGCTAATACTGCTAGTCTGAATGTAAAGACACGTGCAGACATCAACACTCTGCAAGCGAATACTGCAAACATTGCCAACATTAGTTTTAGTGGAAGTAATATTACTATTCCAGGCAATGTTGCAACACTAAATGTTACATCAAATGTTTATGTTGGTCGGGATTTATTTGTTACTGGTAATGTAAATGTTACTGGTAATATTGTTCTTGATTCGATAGGATTTGATGATTTAACTATAGCAGGTTCGGCAAATATTGCAGAAACTTTATACGTTTCTGGACTTTCCACTCTCGCAAATGCTAATGTAGCAGTGATGAGTGGAGCAGCAAATACTAAAATATACAATTCAATCGCAGCATTACAAGACGCAGCAGTTGCATATGCAATAGCATTAGGATAATCAGAGGACATTAATGGCTAACAATTTTAAAAATTATTTTGCTGGTTCAGTTGGAACATCTACTGTTGATGTTTACGTTGTACCAGCAGCAACATCCGCAACTGTTATTGGTTTGAGTATTTCCAATCTCATCACGACACCTATTTCTGCAAATGTGATTGTATACAATTCAACTGCGGCAAATACTTTGTTTATGGTAAAGAATGCAACGATTGCACCTGGTGGAGCATTAGTTCCTGTTGGTGGTGACCAAAAACTAGTATTAGAAGCAGGAGATAAACTGCAAGTTCAAACAGGAACTGCTACATCTGCCGATGTTATTTTATCTGTATTAGAGGTTAGTTAATGGCTTATATTGGAAACACACCAGAAATAGGTTTCAATACCTTATCCGTTCAAAAGTTTAACGGTGATGGTGCTTGTACACAGTTTTCAATTTCTCAACCAATTAGTGATCCAAACTATTTGGAAATACTTGTAAACAATGTACAACAAGAACCTTATGCTGCATATAATATAGCAAGTGGAGTAATTACATTCTCTGAAGCACCTTCAGTTGGTGCAAATAATATTCAAGTTGGATACAAATCACAAAGTATAGTTTATTATAATCAGATTACTTCAAATCAATTAGTTGATGCTAGTATCGGTGGAACAAAATTAATAAATGGTTCAATCACAGGTAACAAACTTGGAGTTACATCAGTCGGTACCAATAATATTGTTGTTGGTGCTATTACAGGTAATTTGTTATCAACAAATATAATCAACTCAAACAATATTGTTGATGGTTCAATTCTTGGTAATGACTTGGGATTGTATTCCGTATCGGGTAATAATATTGGTATAGGTGCTGTTTCTGCTAATAATTTTGCTGGTGGTGGTATTACATCAAACGTGTTATCATCCAATCTCTCAATTTCTGTTACTAGAGTTTCTGAAGCTATTAATATTAATTCAACAGTTATTGGATCAAATAGTGCTAGTGGAACAAATGTTAATTTAGATATTGTCAATACTACTGTATATTATTTTAGTTCAAATACATCAGGTAATGTAACATTTAATCTTCGTGGTAATACAACAAACACATTTGATTCATCTGTTCAAGTAGGTAATACTGTTTCTGTTGTTGTTACTTTACGTCATAATACAGCAGCATATCGTTCGGGTGTAAATGTAATGATTGATGGTGGATTAATTAAAACTACTATGGCAACTCCAGATACAGGTAATTTAATATTCTATTCTGGAAATACGTTACCTGCACATTCACCAATTACATCACTTGAATCTAATATGATTGGGTTGAACATCATCAAGAAAGCTGCAAACTCCTATATCGTTTATATGTCTAATAGTTTATTTGGATTGACGTAATGCCTATTCAAGCTGGATTTGGTAACGGTTCTTTTAGAACTTATGGATTAGCAACAAAACGTAAAGGTATTGAACGACCAGGACAAATTGAATATCTTGTTGTTGGTGGTGGTGCTGGTGGTGGATATGATAATGGTGGCGGTGGTGGTGGTGGTGGAGTCACTATGGGTACTACTACAATAGTTAGTGGTACATATGGAGCTATTATTGGTGCTGGTGGTTATGGTGGTAGCACAACTCAACCTTCTCCTGCTTCACCATTCGGTAACACTGTGAATGAATGGAGGGGTGGTGGTGGTAGTTATTCTGGTTTTGGGTTAAATACTCCTGATGCTCTAAATCCATCAACTCCTTATGGTGGTGGTGGTGTTCCACCTGGTGTCTATATTGCTACAGGTGGCGGTGGTGGTGGTACGGGCGATGCTTCACATCCAGGATTTGGTCTTTCTTTCATCTACTGTACTGGCGCTGGTGCTGGTCCTGGTGGAACTGTACAAGGCGGTGGTGGAGGTGGAGGTGGCAATCCCGCAGATCATGGTGGTGGAGGTGGTGCATATAGCGGTGGTAATGGTGGTGGACCTGCTGCTCCAACAAGTTATCCGAAATGGGTAGGTGGCGGTGGTGCTGGTGCTGGTGGTGCTGGCGGTGATGGTGATGGTGGGGGAAATGGTGGTGCGGGTGGCAGGGGTACATTCAGTTCAATCTCTGGTTCATCAGTAGGTTATGGAGGTGGTGGCGGTGGTGGTGCTGGCCCAGCTGGCGGTTCAAATGGTGGCGGTGGTGGTTTTGGTGGTCCTCAAAACTCTGGTATTGGTGATGCAGGTGGTGGTGCTGGAACATATGGTGGTCCTGGAATTTCTGGAGCTTCAAATCGTGGTGGAGGTGGCGGTGGTGGTGCTACTGGTTATACTGGTGCTAATGGTGGTTCTGGTGTTATTATTATTCGTTATCCTAATACCTATGCAAATGCATCTACTACTAGATTATATTCGGAGAGTGGTGGTTATAGAATATTCACATTTGATGCAACAGGTACTATAACATTCTAAACATTTATTATAGTCTAAAAATACAACATAAATATTGAGTAATAACTTTTTTATAGGAGTGGTGAATGAATAACAAAGAAATTGAATACGCACAATTTTTAATCGGTGCTAATAACAAATTAGTTTGTGGTATTGATACGGCAATCAAAGCATTACGTCCAGGAGCCCGATATGATATGTCGGCATCAGGTGGACACTTTGAGTTTCTTCGTTGGGAGGATGATGCGGATACCAAACCTCCAACAAAAGCAGAAATTATGGCAGAGTTAGAATATCAGAATAAGTTTATTGAGCATTATCAATATTTTATAGATCGTGCATCAAACTATCCCGATATTACAGTTCTAGTAAACTTACTTTGGGAAGCAATGGATCAAAGTAAAATTCCTGGTAAGGGAACAGACTTCTATGAAACAATCAAAGAAGTAAATGATAAGTTTCCGAAACCAGAAGGTGATGCACCAGTAAGACCAGAATAATAGGAAAATAAATGGCATACATTGGCAATCAAGTTTCATCAGTATTATTTACAGTCAACACTTTTAGTGGAGATTCTTCTGCTACAAGTTTTGGACCGATGGATCGTGCGCCAGCAGGACCAGCATCCGTTGCTGTATTTGTTGGGGGTTCATATAAAACCCCATCAGTTGATTATACAATAAGTGGAGATTACGTCAACTTTACTACCCCACCAGCATCGGGTACTAATAATATTGTTGTTCACCATCTAGGTAATGGTGTGATGGCAACACAAACTCCTGTTGATGGTTCTGTTACTGGTACTAAGATTACTTCTAATTCTATTCGGGGTAATAATATTGTTGCTGGTCAAATCACAGGTAACTTGTTAGCAACTAATATAATCAATTCAAATAATATTGTTGATGGTTCAATTCTTGGTAATGATTTGGGTGCTGCTTCAGTTTCAGGTAATAATATTGGTGTACAAGCAGTATCAGGTAACAACATTGGTATAGGTGCTATTTCTGCCAACAACTTTGCTGGTGGTGGTATTACCTCAAATGTTCTTGCATCAAATCTTTCTATTTCATTGACACGTGCATTAGAGTCTGCAAATATAAATGTTATTGCCCCCAATGGAAATGTCAATATTGACATTGCCAATAATGTTGTATATTATTTCAATGCAAACAGCACAGCAAACATTACGTTCAATCTTCGTGCTAATACACAGAATACATTTGATTCAGTAACAACTATTGGACAATCTGTAACTTTAGCTATGATTGTAAAACATGGAACAACAAGACATGTTGCTAATGTGTATATTGATGGAGGTTTAATCAGCACAGGTTCAAACACGATTGTTTATCTTGGTAATACAAAACCAAACTATCAAACCATCACGAATCAAGAAACAAACATTTATGGTTATACGGTATTGAAAACTGCTGCTAATACATATGCTGTGTTTGCTTCTAATTCTTTATTTGCTCTAGGATAATATGCCAATTCTTGGTGCATTAGGTAATGGCGGTGCTTCAATGTTTGGAATAGGATTGAAGAGTCGTGGCATTCCTAAAACACAAACAATTGATTATCTGATTATTGCTGGCGGTGGCGGTGCTGATGCTGGCGGTGGTGGTGGTGGGGGTTTTCGAACTGGCACTGGATATCCTATATCAATAACACAGTATAACATTACTATTGGTGGTGGTGGTACAGGTGGATTTGGTAATGCAGGTGCTCCACAAACAAATGGTTCCAATTCAGGTTTTTGGAATGCATCAACATCACTTTGGTCTACTGGTGGTGGTTATGGTGGCACTGGTTATTCTGCTCCAAGAGGTTATGGTGCATCTGGCGGTTCTGGTGGTGGTGGTGGTCAAGATACTAATGGTACTGGTACGTATGGTACAGGTAATGCTGGCGGTTATACTCCATCTGAAGGTAATCGTGGTGGCAACGGTGGAAGTAATAATGCTAATTTTAGACACGGTGGTGGAGGTGGTGGTGCTGGTGCAGTTGGAGCAGATGGTTTTCAAGACCCAGGACCAGGTCAAGGATTTGGTGGAAATGGTGCTATAGGTTTAGCAAGTTCGTATAGTGGTACACCAGTAATTTATGCAGGAGGCGGTGGTGCTATAGGTGACCGTAATGATTATCGAGCATCGGGTGGTGCTTATGCTGGCGATAGTCCAGATGGAACTTCTCGAAATGCACCTAGTGGTCTTAGCAGTGCGCCTGGTGGTGCTGGTGATGGAGCATTGGGAGGTTCACAAAATGGTGGTGATGGTTCATCAAATAGAGGTGGCGGTGGCGGCGGTGCTAAATCTCCAGGAACAAGTCCACGTGGCGGTAATGGTGGTTCAGGTTTAGTTATTATTAGGTTTCCAGAAAACTTTGCAAATGCCACAACAACTGGATTGTATACTGTGGGTGGTGGTTATAGAGTTTATACATTTAATAATTCAGGCACATTAACATTCTAAATATTTATTATAAATACGTTTAAATTGTTTTAACATAGGAGAGTATTAAATGGCACATTTTGCACAACTTGATGAAAATAACATCGTTACCCAAGTTATTGTTGTGGGTAATAACGAATTACTTAATGAAGAAGGTCAAGAACGTGAAGAACTTGGAGTAGCATTCTGTCAACGTCTCTTTGGTGGTAACTGGAAACAAACATCGTACAATAATAACATACGTGTTCGTTATGCAGGTATTGGATATTCGTATAATACTGAACTTGATGCCTTTATTCCCCCAAAACCATATCCATCATGGAGATTGGAAAGAACTACGGCAAGTTGGGTTGCACCAGTACCTAAACCATCTGGTGAATTAAGAGGTAGGTCATATGCATGGAATGAAGAACGTCAGGATTGGGATGATATTACCCCAGGCGGTAGTTAATTTTTAGAAACAGGAGTTTTGAATGGCACATTTTGCAGAGTTGGATACGAATACTAATCATGTAATACGAGTTATTGTTGTTGATAATCATAACATTCTTGATGAAAATGGGAATGAAAGTGAGACTGTTGGTATTGCTTTTTGTAAAAATATTTTCGGTGAAGATACGAAATGGCTTCAATGCTCATACAATAGTTCATTCCGATTAAATTATCCAGGAACTGGATATCAGTATTATGAGGATTATGATATATTTGTCCCCCCCAAACCATACAATTGTGGGTCATGGACTCTAAATATGACAACTGGACAATGGGATGCACCAGTTCCCAAACCAGACACATTTAGTCCAGAAGATAGATATGCATGGGATGAAAGCAGGAGAGAGTGGATTCCCTACTAATATATTATTTTAATGAAAATGAAACATGAACCCGCTTTGCGGGTTTTTGTTTGTATAAATAATGTATTAAAAGGAGAATAATTTTGGCTGCATTTGTAGAAATCTTTATTGAACAAGGTGCAAACTTATCCTCGACCGTAACTGTAACAGACCCATTTGGGTATACAGTAAACTTATCAACATATTCAGCAGCATCACAGATTCGTAAATCTTATTATTCATCGTCAGCAAATACTTTAACAGCAACTATTACCAACAATGCTGCTGGCGAAATTACTCTATCAATGACAGCAGCAAACACTGCTAATTTATCACCAGGTCGTTATATGTACGACTTGATAGCAATTGATAGTGTTACAAACACCGTGACACGGGTTGTGGAAGGCATTGCTGTTGTGTTACCATCCGTCACAAGGTAATCTATGGCATTAATCGGTAAGGTAGCAGTCAACCAACCATCACGAACTAAACTAACGGCAACTGGTGTCGTTGTTCCTAATGTCGCTCTTGCTGATCTGAATGATGTAAATGTATCTGGTTTACAGAATGATTATACTCTAGTCTATAATTCTGATACTGCCAAGTGGGAAGTTAAAGCAGCAAACAATTTTACTGCTGTTTCTTCTGCCTATAGTCAAGCAAATGCTTCTTTTGATCGTGCTAACACTGCCAATGCCACAGCATGGACAGCATCAAACAACGTAGTTGCAGCATACAACACTGCTAATGCTGCTTTTGCTGCTGCGAATGTTGCACTATACACTCCGCAATACTATGTAAATTCAGCAGCACAGTTTGCTAACATTGCATATACTCATGCACAGTATTCGTTTATCACAGCAAACTCGGCAAGTTACTATGCTAACCTTGCGTATATACAGGCTAATGCTGCCTTTGCTGCTGCTAATAATGCATCGATTGATACCTTTGTTCGCAATCATGCAAACTCGGCATTCATAGAAGCAAACAGTTCGTTTATTCATGCCAATGCTGCCTTTGCGTATGCCAATTCGTTGGCATCAATTCCAGATTACTTAGCAAACTCAGCAGCAACTTATGCCAACGGTGCATTCATCCAGGCAAATGCTGCTTTCATTTCGGTCAATTCAGCATTTGCTGCTTTAAATACTACAGCAATATTTGCAAACACTCCTTCGGTGGTTGCAAATGCTGCTTTCATTCAAGCAAATGCTGCATACAATACAGCGAATGCTGCCTTTGCTGCTGCAAATAGTATAAATCCAGCAGATGCTTATGCTCGTTCCACTGCTAATGTAGCACTGATTCAAGCTAATGGTGCTTTTGTTGCTGCCAACACCGCAGAAATAAATCGTGTTGCTGCCAGCATATATGCCAACGGTGCATTTGCTGCTGCGAATGTTGCAGACTCAAAAGCAATCAGTGCTGGCAACTATGCGAATGCTGCCTTTGCTGCTGCGAATGCTTCTGCTGGTGGTAATGCAACTGATGGTTGGTCACGCAACCAGGCAAACTCAGCATTCATCCAGGCTAATGCTGCTTTCGCTGCTGCCAATACAGGTGTAGGTGCAGTTGGTGCATACAATCAAGCGAATGCTGCCTTCATTCAAGCAAATGCTGCTTTTGCTGCTGCTAACTCAGGTGCTGGCCAAGCAGGTGCATTCAATCAAGCGAATGCTGCTTTTACTGCTGCCAATGCTGCGATAGCAGTTAATGAAACACAAAACAATTCTATTATTGTCGCACTGAATACGGCTAATGCTGCCTTTGCAGTTGCTAATGCTGGTGGTGGTGCAGGTATTGATTCTTATGCTCGTACCACTGCAAATGGTGCTGTAGCAGTCAACCTAACACAGAATACAAATATTCAATTTGCATGGAACACAGCTAACGCTGCTTTTGCTCAAGCAAATGCTGGCGGTGGTGCGGGTGTTGATTCCTATGCAAGAGATACTGCTAATGCTGCTTTTGCACAAGCAAACAATGCTGTTTCTGGAACTGTAGATTTATGGTCACGTAATACTGCTAATGCTGCATTCCTCAAAGCAAACGTAGCATGTACTCGAGCTGACTTTGCTTATGCTACTGCTAATTCTGCTATATCAGAAGCAGACACTTTAGCAGCAAGAAATCAAGCAGCATACGATCAATCAAATGCTGCATTCAGTGCTGCTAATACATCCTACAATAATAGTGTTAGTGCAAATAATAATGCAATCGTAGCACTCAATCAAGCAAATGCTGCATTCATCACAGCAAATGCTGCGTTTATTGCTGCTAATAATGCTACTGACCTTTGGGTTCGCAACCAGGCAAACTCAGCATTTATCCAGGCAAATGCTGCTTTTGCACAAAGTAATGCTGCTGCTAATGTAGATATAACTCAGAATAATAGTATCACTGCTGCATTCATTCAAGCAAATGCTGCATTTACTGCTGCTAATAATGCTGCCGATACGTGGGTTCGTAACCAAGCGAATGCTGCATTTACTGCTGCTAATGCTGCTACTGCCACAGATACGACACAAAATAATTCGATTACAGTTGCTCTTAATACTGCTAATGCTGCCTTTGCTGCTGCTAATGCTGCTACTGATACGTGGGTCCGCAATCAAGCTAATGCTGCTTTTGACCAAGCAAATGGTTCAGTAGCAGTTAATCTTACACAAAATAATTCTATTGCATCGGCATTCTATCATGCGAATGCTGCATTTAGCCAAGCAAACACTGCTTCATTAGATGCAATAAATGCTGGCAACAAAGCAACCGCAGCATTCACACGTGCTAATAATTCACTGAATGCCAACACTGGTGGTCAGATTACTGGTGATGTTACTGTTACTGGTAACCTCGTAGTTGTTGGTAATACAGTCTATGCAAATACACTGACTGTATTAATTGCTGACAATATTATTACACTGAATGCAGCAATCAATCAATCTGGTTCTCCACTTGCCAATGCTGGTATTGAAGTTGACCGTGGTATACAACCGAATGCAACATTCCTTTGGGTTGAAGCAGATGGTAAGTGGGCTGCCAATAATGGCAACACCATGTTCTATGTTGGTTCAGAATCCGACATCACAGCAGCAGGTAACTATGCGAATGCTGCCTTCGCTGCTGCTAATACTGCTGCTGGTGGTTCAGCAGTTGATTCGTTTGCACGTAATACTGCTAATGCTGCTTTCGCTGCTGCAAATAATATTTCTGTTGTTGGTAATACTATTCCTTTAGGTGTTCCTACAGATGGCAGTTTGACCAATGTTGGTGCATATTCTGGATGGTCAACAGTGACATCGGTTACTGATGCGATTGATGACCTCAATGAAATGCTCGACAATGTTCGTTCAAATACATTTGTCAAGAGTGTTTCATTCACAGCAAGTCCTCTTGGAGCAGGTTCGGGTTCAGTAGTAACTTTAACAGTTGCTCCTGTTACCAGTAACGGAACTCTTCGTTACGATGTTGATTGGGGTGATGGTGGAGCAAACACAACTGCGTGTACAACTACAACTATTGCTCATACCTATACCGTTCAAGGTTCAAAAACAATTACAGTTCGTGCCTACAACAACTCAGGTTCTGGAACTGGTAGTGAAGCATCCAATACACGTTCATCGTATGTGGTAATCTACACACCTGATCCAGTTATGGGATTCCGTTTCTATCGTGTATCTTCGGGTGGTAATGCACTGACATCTGCTGCCAACTTGTATTTCACAGAGGGTGATACTCTCTACATGGAAAA